CAGGCAGGAGATAAAAACAAATGGCAATAACAAAAGTAACAAGAACTCTTTTAAGTACGGGTATTGTAGATAATAGTAATGCTACAGCTATAACAATTGATAGTAGTGAGAATGTTGGAATTGGAACGAGTAGTCCTACATCAGCTTTAGACGTAACAGGTACAGCCACAATGGATGGGTTGACTGTTGATGGTTCAGCAGGTTTTGGAGTTACAGCTCCTAGTATATCTGAGGGATATCAAATACATACAGATACAGTTGGAAATGGAGTTTGGGGTGGTTTTGGCAATGTTTATTTAACCTCAAATTATAAGTTTAATTCTACTAATAAATTTGCAGGTACTGGATATGCTCAACTATTGGAAGCTGTGCCTTCCTCAGGTGCTTTTACATTTAAAACTTCTTCAGCATCAGGAACAGCAGACGCAACTGCAACAATGCAAAACAGGCTTAATATAGCTACAACAGGAGACATCTCCTTCTACGATGACACAGGAACTAGCCAAGCTCTATTCTGGGATGCAAGTGCTGAACGATTGGGAATTGGAACGACTAGTCCTAGTGCTAATTTACATATTGGAAATACAGGAGGTGCTGCTGAACTTTGGTTGCAGAGAACTGATGGATATAACGCTGTAAAATTATATGGTTCTACATTGGGAGATGGTCAAGGTTTTAAAATTAATGTTAATAATGGAGACAGGTTTGCCATAGACTCATCAGGTAATGTTGGAATTGGAACTGATAGTCCTTCTGGAGTTTTACATTTAAGAGATACCACACCACATTTATACATACAATCTGATGATGGACAATCAAGTAAACTTTTATTTGGAGATGCAGCAGATAATAGTAGAGGTGGTTTTGAATATACATCAAGTGATGCAATGATATTCATGACAAATAATTTGTCAGAAAAAATGAGAATAGACTCATCAGGTAATGTTGGAATTGGAACGAGTAGTCCTTCTGCCACGCTTCATGTAGCATCTTCTTCTGCAAAAATAGCTGAATTTGAAAGGATTGGAAATCAGGTTTTTGATTTAACAATTTCAGATATTGGTGAAGGTGCTGGTCAATTATGGTTCAATGCTCAAACAAACGATACTGGATTTAATTTTAGACCAAAAAGCTCAGGCGGAACAAATACAAATGCTTTATATATAGCTCCTGATGGAGACATTGGAATTGGAACTAGTAGTCCTACTGATAGTTACAACTATGGTAAGACGTTAGATATACATGGCTCAACTGGTGCTGTTACATACTTAAGAGATTCTGATGCTACAAGTAATTTTGGTTTTTTAGCCTATGATGGCGGTACTACAAATAGATGTGTTATTGGCGGGGGTGGTGCTGCTTATTTGAGATTTATTTCGGCTGGTGCAGAATGTGGAAGATTTGATAACGAAGGCAATTTTTTAATAGGAAAAACAACACACAATGTAAATAATACTCAAGGTGTAGATATAACAACCGAAGGAGCAGTGGTAGCTACTAATGATGGTGGTGTTAGTTTCTTAGCTAATAGAACAGGCTCTGATGGACAGACTTTCTTATTTAGAAGGCAAAATGTAACTGTTGGCTCTATATCTGTAACAGGCTCAGCCACAACTTATGCAACATCTTCAGACTATAGATTAAAAGAAAATGTAGATTATGATTTTACTGCTCTTGATAGAGTTGCACAATTAAAACCAGCTAGGTTTAATTTTATAGCCACCCCAACTGTTACGGTTGATGGGTTTGTGGCTCACGAAGTACAAGATATAGTTCCTGAAGCTATTATAGGTGAAAAAGATGCAGTTGATGATGAAGGTAATCCTGAATATCAAGGCATAGACCAAAGCAAACTTGTACCTCTTTTAACCAAAGCTATACAAGAGTTGTCCGACAAAGTGGACAATCAACAAACAATCATAGACGATTTAAAAACTAGAATAGAAACATTGGAGAATGCATAATGGCAGGATATACAAGACAAAGTACTTTTGCAGACGGAGATACAATTACTGCTGCTTTATTCAATAACGAATATAACCAATTAGTAAATGCATTCAGTAACACATCAGGTCACAGCCATGATGGTACAGCAGCAAGTGGACCAGTTATAGGATTAATTGGTGACGCTGGTGAAACTTCTCCAAACAACAAAGTCTTAATAGACACAACAAACAACTACATAGAATTTTATGTTGAAGTATCTTCAGCATCTGTACAACAACTGTATATAGCTGATGGTGCTATTATACCGGTAACAGATAGTGATATAGATTTAGGTACAACAAGTTTAAGATTCAAAGATACATATACAGATACAATCACAACTACAGGTAATGTAGATGTTGGTGGTAATCTAACAGTTACAGGTACTACAACTTTTAACGGTGGTACAATCACTATGGGTGATGCAGCTACTGATAACGTAGTATTTGGTGCTGACGTAGACTCAAACATTATACCTGATGACGATGACAGCTATGACCTAGGTAGTTCTTCACAAGAGTGGAGAAACCTTTACATAGATGGTACTGCAAACATTGATAGCCTTGTAGCTGATACAGCAGACATTAACGGTGGTACTATTGATGGTACTGTTATTGGTGGTTCTACTCCGGCAGCTATTACAGGTACAGCCATTACAGGTACAAGCTTTGTAATTGGTAGTGCTGATATCTCTGAAGCAGAACTAGAAATACTAGACGGTGCTACAGTAACTACAGATGAACTTAATATCCTTGATGGAGTTACAGCTACAACTGCAGAACTTAATCTCATGGATGGTGTTACAAGCACTACAGCAGAGTTAAACATCCTTGACGGTGTTACAAGTACAGCAGCAGAATTAAACATACTTGATGGAGTTACATCAACTGCAGCAGAACTAAATATCCTAGATGGCGTTACAAGCACTGCTGCTGAATTAAATTTATTAGATGGAGTAACTGCTACAACTGATGAATTAAACATCTTAGATGGCGTTACAGCGAGTGCAGGAGACATTAACTTAGTAGACGGTATAACTAACGGAACAGTTATAGCAAGTAAAGCAATTATTACAGATGCTAACAAAGATATCAGTGGTGGTAGAAACATTACTATCTCTGGAGAACTTGATGCAGGTTCACTTGACATATCAGGCGATGCTGACATTGATGGAACTTTAGAAGCTGATGCAATCACTATAGGTGGTATAACTCTAGCAGAAACTATATCAGATACTGTTGGAGCAATGGTATCTTCAAACACAGAAACAAACATAACAGTTAGTTACGATGATGCTGACAATACATTAGACTTCGTAATTGGCACACTTAACCAAGATACAACTGGTAACGCTGCAACAGCTACAGCTTTAGAAACAGCTAGAACTATTCATGGTGTATCATTCGATGGTACAGCTAACATAGACTTATCAGAAGTTATAGCTGATACAGTTGGTGCAATGGTATCAAGTAATACTGAAACAAATATTACAGTAGCTTACCAAGACGATGACAATACTTTAGACTTTACAATCGGTACACTGAATCAAGATACTACAGGTAATGCAGCTACTGCAACAGCTTTAGAGACTGCAAGAACTATAGGTGGTGTAAGCTTTGATGGTACTGCTAATATAGTACCTACAACTTTTAACGCTGCTACATTCTCTGGAGACTTGAATGTTGACAGTGGTGTATTGTTTGCAGATGTTAGTACTAATAGAGTTGGTATCAATCAAACTACTCCTGATGTCTCATTAGACTTAGGAGCTAATACAGATGCTGTACATGTCCCAGTAGGTACAACAGCTCAAAGACCCGGAAGTCCTGCAGCAGGTTACTTTAGATATAACACAACTACAAGTGGCTTTGAAGGCTATACAGACTCTTGGGGTTCAATTGGTGGTGGTGGTACTGCTCCTATTTTAAATACTATGACAGGAGATGGTAGTGATACAACACTTACACTTACTTCTGCACCAGTTAATGAAAATGCTACCGTAGTTACTATTGATGGTGTTCTTCAACATAAAGATACTTATTCTATATCTGGAACAACTTTAACATTCTCTGAAGCTCCTCCAACAGGAACAGCAGTAGAATGTATAACATGGGTAAACACTACTGTTAGTTCTGCATTGCTTTTAGAAGATGCTGATGGAGATACTAAAGTACAAGTAGAAGAAAGTTCAGACGAAGATAAGATTAGATTTGATACTGGTGGAACTGAGAGAATGATAATTGATTCTACTGGTGTTGGAATTGGGACTAGTAGTCCTTCTGCTAAATTAACAGTTGCTGGTGGTTCAGATATGGGTATTCGTATTATATCTGATGCTGATGGTTATGCTAGTTTGCAATTTGGAGATGTAGATGACTTTGTTCGTGGTGGTATCACTTATAACAGTGCAGATGATAGCTTACAACTAAGAGGTTACAACAATGCAGAACGCCTACGCATAGACTCATCAGGCAATGTTGGAATTGGAACTAGTAGTCCTCTGCAAAAACTTCATGTTAATTCAGGTACTGGAAACAGTGCTGCTATATTTGAAAGCACAGATTCAACCTCGCAAATATGGTTAAAAGATTCAGCATCTTCTACAACATATCAAACAGGAATTGGTTGTCTTGGTGATAATCTGCTATTTAATAATGGTGGAGAAAAGATGAGAATAGACTCATCAGGCAACTTGTTGGTGGGTAAGACTTCAGCAAATGACTTTGCATCAGCAGGTGTGCAAATTGAACCAGCAGGACAAATAACAACATCTATAGGCGGAGATGCTGCATTAAAGCTTAATCGTGGTACTAACGATGGAAACATCATTGAGTTAAATAAAGCAGGTTCATTAGTTGGAAGTATTGGTACTCAAAGTGGAACTGACTTCTTTATTACAGGCAGTGTGTCAGTTGCAACAGGACTTAGGTTTCAAACTAATGAAATTGTACCTGTCAATGGTTCTGCTGGAAATAGTGATGCTGCTATAGATATTGGAAAGTCTAACATACGCTTCAAAGACCTCTACCTTTCAGGCGGTGCTTATCTAGGTGGTACAGGTACAGCAAACAAACTTGACGATTATGAAGAAGGTACTTGGACTCCAACACTTACAGCAGGTGCTTTTAGCTCTGTAGCAGCAACCTATACAAAAGTTGGAAATATGGTAACAATAAATTTAGATGCTGTAGTAGGAACAGGTGGAGCAACAAAAATAACTAACCTGCCTTTTACTTGTGCTAATACTGTAGGTTGTGGTATTTATGCTAGTGGTCAAGCTGTATCTTCAAGAACACAATTTAATTGGGTTATTGCAGGTGTAACAGCATTTTTTCGTGGTACAGGTGATAGTGTAGCTTTTACAACACAATCATTAAGTACAGGAGCTACTATACATGCAAGTATTACATACAGAACATCTTAATAACTAATATACCTAGTGGATTCTAGGTACGGACAAAAGGAGAAAATAGAATGGCAATAACAAAAGAAATAATAGAAGATAAAATAGAAGTTGTAGGAGACTACAAAGCTATACAAGTAAGAACAGCTACAGTCATCAAAGAAGATGGTGTAGAGCTATCAAGGTCTTTTCATAGACACGCATTAGAATGTGTAAGCTCTGTACAGAACGATGACGATAGTTGGACTCATACAGATACAGACGTGTCTGGAGAGTCTACAGAAGTCCAAGGCATAGCTTCAGCCATTTGGACAGACGCAGTGAAGACTGCAAAACAGAACGCTAACGAAGCATCTGCAATATAATAGGAGAAATAATATGGCAATTGGATATACTTGGGATGTTTCAACAGTTGATACTTACCCAACACTAGATAGTAATGCAGACGTTGTTTATAACGTGCATTGGAGATTAACAGCAGAAGACGATGCTAATCAGGATGCTGATGGCAACAACTGGACTGCTACATCATACGGAACACAATCTGTAGATACTTCAGACTTGTCAAGCTTTACAGCTTTTGCAGATTTATCTGCTTCAGACGTACAAGGTTGGGTTGAAGCAGGTATGGGTAGTGAAGCTGTTGCAGATTTAAAGTCTGGCTTAGATGCTCAAATCGCATTACTTATCACACCAACATCCGTTACTAAAACAATAGGATAAAACACATCATGGAACTAACACCTTATTTATTTTGGAATATCTTTATAACTTTGGTGTTAGCACCAGTGCTTTACAGCATTAGACAAAACACAGAAGAGGCTAAACGCCTTGACATACTTTTAAACAAGACTCGTGAAGAGATAGCTAGAGAGTACGTAACTAAAAACGAAGTTAAAGATGACATGGGAATCCTCATGGATAGAATAGATAAAATCGGAGAAAAGCTTGACAAACTCTTTGAAGTCAAGTAAAATAGGTATAAAACACTATGAAAAATAAAAAGAAAAGAACAAAAAAGTATAAAGGTAAATACGTTACTGCTGATAGATTAGATATGTCTAAAGGTGGTAGAGTAAAAGCTCAAGTAGGTGGTATACAAAAAGCTCCTATAAGTCGTAAAAGACCTCCTATGTCTATAGAAAGAGAAGAAGAGATTAGACCTAATGTAACTACAACTGAAGCTAAACTTATACCCGGTCGACCTACTGGTACACGTAGAGGTGCAGCACCAACTACTTCAACTACTCCAGAAGTAAAATTTAATAAATTAAGTAATGAAATAATACCTAACGTAAATGCCAGTACAGGTTCAACAAATATAGAAAAAGCTAGAGAACTTGCACTAGCTGGACAACAACCTGCAAAACCAAGTCCTAGAATGGAAAGAGAAAGTGATAGATTTTTAAATGTTACTGAAAGAGCTGTTAAACCTACAGTTACACCTAAAGATGTTACTCCAGTAACAAAACCTAAACCTATACAACCTAGATTCCAACAAGCTCCAGTAGAACCTAAAAGACCTGATGTTATTCAACCTACATTACCAAAGTTTCCAGAAGAAGGAAGACCTAGAGATGATATTTTATTTGCTCAACAACAAGCAACTCAACAATCTTTAGAAGATTTAGAAAGAAGATTTAGCGAAGGTAAATTTGCAGGATATGCACCAGAAGACTTAGCATTCCTTGGAGATAAAATTACTGATGCTATTAATCAAGGTGCTGTTAATCAAAACACTACTGAAGGTTGGTGGACTGATGCAGGTTACGATAACATGAGTGACGCTTTACAAAGTGGTCAATTTACTTTTAAAGATGGACAATGGGTTTTAAAAGATGGTACAGAAGATGATGCTCAAAAAGCTGTAGATGAAGAATTAATAACTGCAAGAGGTAGAGCTGAACAAATATTACAAGGTGATATGACTGGTATACCTATGGCTGAAGCTCCTAAAGAAGTAGAAATAGGAGAGTTAGGTGAAGCTAAGACTATGGCAGAAAGAGAAGCTCTTCAAGCTCAATTAGCTGAAGTAGGTGCTGCTCCAGAAGCTGCAACAATAGAAGATGTAACAACTGCAAAAACTCCAGAACAATTACAAGCTGAAACATATAAAGCTGAACTTGTTACAGCTATCCCTGATATAGAACCTATTATAGGAGAATTATCAGATGATGCAATTGCTAAAGTAAGTGAGATTAGTAAATTATCAGGACCTGCAGTAGCTAAAGAAATTTCTCAAAAAGCTATTGACGCTTCTAAAGCAGATACAGTTGAAGGTATTTTATCTGCTGGTGCTTTTGTTCCTGAAGTAGATGATTTAACTCCAGAGAAAGTATCAGAAACTCCTGATGCAGAAGCTAAACAAAGAGAAGCTTTAACAGGAGAAGCTGCAGTTGGTACTGCTGCTCAAATTGTAGACCAAGTAGGTTATGAAGCTGCTAAACGTAGAACAGTAAAAGGTACTGCTGCAAAAGGTGCTGCTGCTTCAATGATTGCAGAAGTTTCAGAATTACCACCAGAAATAACATCAGCTATTGTAGAAGACCCTGCAACTGTTGAAGCTCAGTTAGATACCGGAGCAGACCCTGAAGTTGTTGCAGCTATTGCAGCTTTACCAGAAGAAGCTTTAGTATCTTCACAAATGGAAAGCTTACTAGGTGGTTTAGAGGACGGTAACATACCTGCATGGGCTAGACCTGCTGTAGATGCTATCAACTCTAATATGGCTGCTAGAGGATTAAGTGTTTCTACAGTAGGTAGAGATTCTTTATTCAATGCTATTATTCAATCAGCTATGCCAATGGCTCAAAGTAATGCACAAGCTTTACAACAAAGAGCTTCACAAAATTTAAGTAATCAACAACAAGCTAACTTACAAGAAGCTTCGCAAATTCAACAAATAAGAATGCAGAACTTGGCAAATCGTCAAGATGCTGCAAGTCAGACTGCACAGTTTGCTCAACAGATGGGAGTTCTACAAAGTCAGTTTAAACAAGAAGCTGTAATGACTACTGCACAACAGCAACAGCAAACAAGAACACAGAATTTACAAAATAGACAACAAGCTGCTGTTCTTAATACTCAGAATCAACAAGCTATGAATGCTCAAAACTTAGGTAATGAGCAGCAAATGGAACTTGCAAATCTTGAAATAATGAATCAGACAGAACGTGAAAACATGACTGCTGAGAATCAAGAAAGATTAGCAGAGATGAATATAGCTGCAGAGTTTATAGCTAAGAATGCTGATTTTAAACAGCAAATGAATTTAGCTAATTTATCTAATGACCAACAGATGAAACTTGCAAACTTGTCAGCTCTTAACCAAGCTAGTGCTGATAACTTAAATGCTGAACAACAAACAGAGTTAGCAAATCTTAATAAAACTATGCAAGTTAATATTAAGAATGCTGAATTAGCTCAACAAATGGGAATAGCTAATCTTAATGTAGACCAACAAAGAGCAATGGCTAATGCAAATACTGTAGCTAATATGGACATGGCTAATTTTAATAACGAGCAACAAGTAGTGTTAGCTAACAGTAAGTTTATGCAAACAGCTACTCTTGCAAACTTTGATGCAGAGCAACAGACTATTATGCAAAATGCTACAGCTATGGCATCTTTAGATTTAGCAACTGTTGACCAAAGAACAAAACTAGCAGTTACTAATGCTCAATCATTCTTATCTATGGACATGGCTAATCTTAGTAATAGGCAACAGGCTAGTATGTTAAAGTCACAAATGGAACAACAACAATTATTATCTAATCAATCTGCTAATAATGCTGCTGCTCAGTTTAATGCTTCTAGTGAAAATCAAACTAATCAATTTATGGCTAGTATGGCTGCACAGATTGAACAGTTCAATGCAGCTCAGTTAAACACTGCAGAACAGTTTAATGTTTCACAAACAAATGCTAGGGATGCTTTAGAGTTCCAAGTAGAGGCTGATTTAGAAAAAGCTAACGCTTCTATGGTTAATCAAATTAATCAGTTTAATGAACAGACAGCTTTTGAAAGAGATAAATTTAACACATCTAATGCACAAGCTATAGAGCAGTCTAACTTAGCATGGAGAAGACAAGCTAATATGGCAAACACTGCAGCAGCTAATCAAGTTGCTATGCAAAACGTACAGAATGCTTTTAACATGACTTCACAAGCTCAATCATTTTTATGGCAAGAGTTAAGAGACCAAGCTAACTATACTTTTCAATCTGCAGAAAATGAAGAAAACAGAAAAGCTCAGTTATATGCACAGGCTTTAGCTAACGAAGGTGGGTCTGCGGAGAATTGGAAAAACAATGTAAGTTCTATAGGAACATTAATTAATACCATCTTTGGTGGAAAATAGGAGAATATTATGGGATGGAATCCTTTTAAAAGTATTAAAAAAATTGTAAAGAAAATTGGTAAAGGTATTAAAAAGATTGGTAAAGGTCTTAAAAAAGTAATGGGTAAAGTTATGAAGCCTTTTGCAAAGTTAGGTATTGTTGGTCAAATAGCTTTAGGATTTATAATGCCTTGGGCTGCAGGAGCAGTATTTTCGGGACTCGGTACTTTAGGAACTACTATGGCAGCAAGTAGTAACATCTTTGTTAAAGCTGCTGGTACAGTTATGAAAGGTATTCATGCAGGAGCTAGTGCAGTTAAAGGAGCTTTTACTAAAGTTACTGATGCAATTAGTGGCGGATTAGAAACTGTAACAGGTAAAGCTAAAGAAATGTTTGGTATTAAAGCAGATGCTTCAGACTTTATAAAAAATGCTCCTGATATGAAAGAATTTGATTTTGGTACAAATTTATCTGAAAAAGCTGTATCAGATGTAGCAGCTTCAAAAACTGTAGAAGGTCAACTAACTTCTACTATTCCTGATGCAATTGGTAAAGTTACTAAAGATGTAATTGGAGACATTTCAAAACAAGCAACAGAAAAAACTTTAGTAGGTAATATTCAACAGGCAGTACTTGATGCTCCCGGAAAACTTGTAGAAGGCACTATTGCTAGTGCAACTGCAGGAGTTCAAGAAGGAATAGCACGTTCTATATCACCAGAAGGAGATATTGTTTATCCTCAAAATATTGTAGATATGATGGGAAGCACTTCAAACTATAGTTCTGTATATAACGAAACAGACTTAGTAGCTGAAGATGCAAAATTACAAAGTCAAGGTGGAATGTTTGGAGGATTAGTACACGGTGCTAGTGTTCAAACATCTTCTAATTTTGGATTACAAGATGATGTATGGACTAGTTATATGCAAGGAGCTAGATAATAATGGAAAAAGAATATAAAAACTTTGACCAAGAAGGATTAGAGTTCTTAGCAAATAATGGTAGACCAATACCCGGCTCATCTTTAACTAATAGTCCTGAAACACCTTATGCGTGGGAACAAGCTCCACAGTTTGTAGAATTACAACCTGCCATGGATGCATTATTTTTAGAGCTTACAGAGCCTGAAGCTTATCATGCTATTATGGATTTAGTTAGAAATGGTATGCCTATAGGAGACATAGCTCAAGTATTATTAACAGATGGTTTTCAAAAAGGAATGTGGAATCCTGATTTATTAATGTTATTATTAGAACCTACTATGTATATGATTATTGCATTTGCAGAAAAAGCAGGTATACAAGATTACATTACTTATGAAGGTGAAGAAGACGAACAAGATGAGGAAGATGAACAATTAGCTGGAATAGAAAAAGCAATCAATATTGCAGAAGATAGAATTGTACCTAAAGCAAAAGCTGGAGTATTTCCAAAAGAAATAGAAGAAAGACTAGAGCAGTTTACACCACCAGAACAACCAAGTTTATTAGAAAAACCAGAAACAAACGAACCAGAAAGTTTATTAGGTAGAGAGGAATAGTATGGCAATAGAACAATTAGGAGAATCTTTATTATCTCAAGCTAGAGATAGAAACAAAAAATCAAAGAAAAAAGCTAAGTTATTTACAGGTCTTATGCTTGGTGTTCAAGCTGGTAATGCTCTTTTAAGAAGACAAGCTGAAAAAAGAGCTAATGAATTTTGGACAAGTAATCAAGGGTTAATAACTCAGAGAAGCCAACAGTTTGATACTGGCGTAGAATTTTGGAGCAGCGATAAAGCCATGTTAAAAAAATACGGTTTTACAGAATCAGATAATTGGGAAAGTGCTAAAAGACAAGAAAGATATGATTTTTATAAACAGACTGATTTAGGAGGAAAAGACCCTAAAAATTTACAACAGTTTAAATTAGATGTAGACTCTAAAATTGAAGATGATTTATTAGCTTACGGTAAAAAAAGAGAACTTTATAAAGATTTTAAAAACATTGGAAGGACGGAAACAGATATTAAAAAAGCTAAAATTAATTTTGAAAAACCTATTAGGGATTCTCTTAATAAAGGTGCTGAAATTATTAAACAAGAAAGTAGTGTTGGGGGAATGTTATTAGGAAGTTTAGGTTTATTTGGTAGGGGAAAAAGTACATTAGAAAAAGTCGATATAGAAGGACAGACACTAATGTTACCTATGAGTTATGGTGAAGAAAGAAAAACAAATCTTGCTTTAAAAATAAGAAAAAATAATGAATTTACAGAAGCTTTATCAAGTATAAAAAATTCAGTAACTTATGAACCTTTAACTTCTGAAGAGTTGAAATCTCAGTTAGGAGCAGAAGTATTTAATTCTGACCCTGATTCTGGACATGCTGGAGTTTTAAGAAATGCTTTAAGTGGTGAAGAATCAGACAGGCTTAAAACTACTTTTGCAAATAAAAAATATAAGATAGGAGATAAAGAACATACACTTTATAATCTTTATACTATTACAATTAACAAAGATACAACAGGTGCTGCTGCTGAATTAATGGCTTCACAGATTTTAGGATTTGCGGAAGTGGCTAAAATAGAGTTTGAAAACTCTGAAGAAATAAGAAAGTTACCTGCAGCAGAAAGAGTAAGGTCAGATGATTTTTATGTTGATTTAGGCATAAGAAAATATATAGAAAATACTTACAGCGTAAACGGTGGAAAACCAGATATGGGTAATATTACGTTTGATAATAATGAAATAATTACGTTTGAACCCGGGGTAAACGATATAGTTTTTAATAAACCTTTAGGTGCATATACAAACGACTTTAGAAATTTAAATACTGCAGAACAGTCTTTAAAATATATAACAGATTTTGAAGCAAAAACAGAGGACTTTGTAGGCAAGTCAGAATATATTATGACATTAAAAGATATTTATAACAATAAATTTTTACCTAAAAAAGAAAGTCCTTTAGCTAGGACTAGTTCATTTTTTCAATATGAAAAGAAATTTAGAGATAATCCTTTATCTAATTAAACAACAAAACTATTTATGAGTAATAATAATTTTTATAACTATATACCCCTTGAAGCTGTAGAATCTTTTGAAGTTGAAACGGAAGAAGAAAAAAGACTTAGAGAAGAAAAGGAAAGACTTGAAGCTGAACAAAAAAAATTAAAAGAAATACAATCTAAAGAAAATACAAAAGAAAAAATAGAAGTTCAGAATAAAGAAAAAAAAGATTTAGAAAATATTGAAAAAGAAATACTCCCTCCAACTAAACTTGCAAAAGATTTATATGCTTCTATTAGTGAAGACTATGATAAGGATTTAGATTATTCAAAATTAGATGATTCGGTAAGTACTACAAGACAATTGCAATACGGTGCAAGACAAGAAAAAACAATCTTAGGAAATGTTACTCAATTAACTACAGCTTTTTTTACTAGGCAAAAAGATGAAAATTTTAGAGAAGCTGCACAGAGAATAGAAGCTAAAAGACAAGAAGAAATTTTTAAAGATTACCCAGAGTTTAAAGGGAAACAAGAAAGTTTAAAAGTTTTAAGCGGTAGAATGGGTGTTGCTATAGCAGACCCAGCTACTATATTAGTTCCTTGGGTTAAAATAGCAAAGGCTGGTAAAGTTGTCAATGTGGCAGCAGGTGGAACTATTGCTGCAAGTGATATGGCTTTAAGAGAATATACTTTAACTGGAGAAGTTACTCCTTTAAATTTAGGATTAAGTTTTGGTTTAGGAGGAATAAGTTCTGGAGTTAGTAGTGTTATAAGTGATAAAATTTTAAAATCTAAAAAAGCAAGTAATATTACAACAGAAAAATTAGATGATGCTACTGTAGCTACTTTAAAAGAAACTGGTGAAGAAGTAGCTGTTGAAAGTCAAGAAGCTATGGACACATGGAGTAAAGGCTTTACTAGTGCGGGTGTAAAGTATACTGAAAGAGATGTTTTAGATACTGAAATTGCTAAATTAAAAGACGCTATAAATAAAAATACACTTCCTAAAATAAGTAGGTTTAATTTTACTGAAACTAAAACAGGTGCACCTGCTAGAAAAAATTTAAAACAATCTACAATGCCTTTTGGATTAGATAGCAGTATAAAACCTACTCCTACTTTAACTATTACAGATGCTCAAAAGATTAAATTAAAAAGAGAGTTAATAGATTTAGAAAAACAAAGATATATTGTTCAAAAAGAAATAGATGAAATAAACTTTATTGAAATGCCAGAACAAGCATCTATAATAGGTTTTAATTCTTTAAGAAAACTATGGAATAAAGTAGATAATGAAGGTAATAAAGTTTTAGAAGGAAAGTATGGTGAATCATTAGTAAGAGCTTTAGTTCAAGAAATGGTAAGACCAACAATAGGTGCTGTTAGTGGTGGCTTGATTGCTTTAGGAATGAGTGATGGTAAAGATGATGATGCTTTAAAAGGAGCAATCATTGCTGGTACTATTTCCGGTGCTTTTATGAAACGTCTTCAAAATAGTCAATTTAAACTTTCAGTAAAAACTAAAAAAATATTAAATGACGAAATTCAAAAAGAATTTAAACTACACTGGTTAACAGCTACAAAACAAATGTTTGCTGGTACTCAAGCTACTCATTTTCAAGCCAATAATTATATTATGCAAAGTTTTGGAAATTCTTTATTTAGAAACCAAGGTATGAATATTGTAGTAGGAAAACCTATACCAGACGCTGTAGAAACTTTAACATCTGCATCAGAAGATTTCTTTAGAAAAAAACTTTATAAAATTACAGGAACTGCATCAGATGAAGATGTTGCTGTAGCTACTAGAATACTTCAACAACGTAATATGCCTTCTAATGCTAAGTATTCCTTTTTAGATGCAGGAGATTTAGAAAATGTAACAGCTACAAAATTAGCTGAAGATGTTTTAAATTTACAAGAAGAATTTAAAAAGTATGTAAAACAAACAGGTGTATTATTTGAAGAATCAGATTCATATGGCTTAACACAAATTTTTAATAAACAAGCTGCTGATTTATTAGGAACAAAAGAAACTTTAAAAATATTAAAAGAAGCTTTTAAAATACAAAATATAAATTTAAATAAGTTAGACCCTAAAAAATATAAACTTATAAAAGATACTAGCGATAGAAAAGGCGGTAAAACTGTAGATGAAAAACTAGAAGAGATAGTTAAAAATTATTTAAATAATTCTGATGGTATTCGCAGAAAAGAAATAGTAAGTAGTGAAAATTTGATAAGAGGAACTAAATCATTTTTAGATAGTGAAGGAAATCCTTTAAAAGATAAAGATACTATTATTCAATCTGCTAGATTTTTTGATAATGAAAGAACTTTATTTGACCAAGAAGCTAGAGCATATGCTAAAGATTTATTTATTCAAGATTTTGAATTTACAACAAATTCTTTATTTGAAAATACTATTCCGGTTGTAGAGTTTGCAAGAAAATATGGCTCTAAAGGACAAGGATTAGATGATGTTATTTCTCAGTTAAAAAACTTTTACAAGCAGCAATCAATAAAATCTGGAGGAACTGGTGATTTTACTTTAGATAATGGATTAAGAGAACTTTATAATAGAGATGTAAAATTAATTGCTAAAGGAGTTAATTCTTTGTTTGGTGTTCATGATATAAGTAAAGGTGTAGAAAGTGGAAATAGTTTATCTAAAAGTTTTTTTATGACTTTACAAGCTTTATTATCTACAACAAAACTAACTAAAGTAGCTATTCCTTCTCTTGGAGATTTAATACAAGTTTTTCAAAATAGTGGTCCTAAAGCAGCAATGAACTCTTTAATTTTACAAATGAGACAATCTGGAGCAGAAGCAGTAAAACCTTCTGCAGCTTTAGCATTACGAAGTGGTCGAATTAAAGAAGGTTTTTTTGGAAGAAAAGACGGAGATATTACATTTGGATTAACTGAAAAAATATTACAAACTCCATTTAAAAATAGAAGATATAATGGAACTCTTCAAAAAGAGCTTAGTAATTTTTCAATGACCGCTACAACTAAATATCAAGAAAATATTGTAGGTTTTCAGAAAAGATTTTTTGAAATAGTACAGCTAGGAAGAATTACTAGATTTGCAAGAGAGTTTGCATTTGATGCTGGGGCAATAAGAGCATTTGAACTTACTAAAAAATCAAAATTAAAACAAAGACATTTAAAAGAACTTACAGAAGCAGGTTTTAACCAAGACAACATTAAATATTTAAATAAGTTTAATACTATAGATGAAGCTATGGAAGATAGTATGGGAAAAAGGTTAATAGAAATGGCTGGTCGTAAAGCTGCAGATAGGGATGCACTAATACCTACTGCTGGAAATAGAAGATTATTTTCTCAATCTAATAATCCTTGGATGAGATTTGCTGGAAGTTTTTTATCTTGGGCACAAGCAAAATCCGCACAGACAAATTCTTTAATAGGAAAAATGGAAAACGGTGACGCTAAATTAGCTACTTTAATGTTATCTACTTTACCTATATATGCAAGTGTAAGGCAATTACAAGTTCAATTACATCCTGATGAGGATATTAGAAAGATGGGAACAGTTAATCCTCTTGAGAGTACAGAAGAAGCTCTTAAATTTTTAGGAGAAGGTGGTATATTTAGTGGTCAGTTTGGAACATGGTATTTAGATAAATTTTTATCTTCTATAAAATATAATCAAGATAGTCTAGTAGAAACTATTTATCCTGCTGCTTCTCTTTTATCAGATGGCTATAAAACATTTTTAAAAACTGCACAAGGAGATAGTAGTGCTCAATTAACTTTACTAGAGCTAGGAGAAACAGGGATACCATTTGCTAAAGAAGTTACTAGAAGACCTGAAGTTGGACAAGCTTTAGGATATGAAGAAAGCATTGCTGAAAGAATTGAAGCTGAAGCTAAAACAAAAGGTCAAAGACCTAGTTATTCTACAGGCGGAATAGTGAAAGGTAAAGATGATGTACCATTTACAAAAGAAAATCCAGCAAATAGAGTAGACCCCTTTACAGGACAACCTTACTCATCACAAATGGAGGAATTAGGATTAAATGTTTTTCAAGAAAAATAATAAATTAGATATAGAACTTTGCAAGGCTGAAATAAAGAGACACGAAGGCGAAGTGTTAGAAATATATAAAGATAGTCTAGGCTATAAAACTTTAGGAGTTGGACACCTATGCCAACCTAACGACCCGGAATATGATTGGGAAGTTGGAACTAAAGTATCACAAGAAGTTGTAGATATGTACTACGAAGATGACTTTGAAAAGCACTACAAGGAAGCTATACATGTCTTTGGTAGCGAGGAAGACTTTGAAAAGCTTCCAGAGCCTATACAAAGAGTGTTAGTAAACATGTGTTTTAACTTAGGTGGTACAAGACTTTCCAAGTTTCGTAACATGTTAAAAGCTTGTAGAGAACATAACTGGAAAGAAATGTCTGTGCAAATGGAAGATAGTCGTTGGTATAGACAAGTAGGTAGACGTAGTAAAGAATTACAAGATATGGTATTAGGAGTATGAAATGAAAGGATTATTAAAAAACATAGTTGGAGCTGTTGCACCTACATTAGGAACTGCTTTAGGCGGACCGATGGGAGGAATGGCAGCTAATATGATATCAGAAGTGTTAGGTGTTCCTAATACTCCAAAGGCTATAGAGAAAGGAATAGCAGAAGCAACACCTGAACAAATGCTAGAACTTAAAAAAGCTGAACAAGCTTTTGAAGTACAGATGAAAGAGCTTGAAGTAGATGTATTTAAACTAGAGACACAAGATGGACAAGATGCTAGGAATAAGTTTAGTAAAGACTGGACAGCCCGTATCATGGGTATATCTGTTGTCGGTGGTTTCATGGGATACATATTCCTTGTTACTCTACAACCACCAGAGCAGAACTCTGAAGCCCTTATAAACCTTGTACTTGGATACCTTGGTGGTTTAGCAAGTGCTGTAATATCATTTTACTTTGGAGCTTCTAACACTTCTAAAGACTAATGGATGTAGTTCAAGTTATACAAGAGTTAGGTTTTCCTATAGCTGCTGCTGTAGGTTTAGGTATGTTTGTTTGGAAACTTATCAATAGAATTATTGACGGTATGGAAACAAAACTAGATACTCTTGATGATAAACTAAATGGTTCGTTAGCTAACTTAGAAGATAGGTTAGGTACTAAACTAGACTCACAACATGGCATACTTGTTGCATTAATAGATAGAGTAAGAAGCTTAGATAATGAAATCATAAGACAAGATACTATGATTAAAACTATATTAGGTGTACCACAATTAATTAACAGTGATAAGATAGCAAAGGCAGACAGAGATGACCAAAGAAAAGACTGATAAAAAAATACTACAGATAGTTAATCTTTCTCCAAGTGAAGCTTGGGTAGAAAAGATTGTAGATGTACACCCTATGAGACAGATTACTATAGCATCTATTATACAAGTAGTAGTGTTCGGCTTTATGCTAGGTGCTTTTTGGATAAACTCAAAAATATTTTAAAAGATTATGAAACTAAAACCAACATTTAAAAGCGATAAAACTATAAGGAACTGTAAGTTCTGCATGTTCTTTTGGACTATGTTAATTATGTTTTGGTCTGTAGGAAGTATTGCAGATGAAGTTGTATTTAAGTTTAAGAGTCCTAGCTTTAGTGGTGTGAACACTAGCTCACATTATCTTACAATTCAGAACCAAGAGTTTAATAGAAAACAAGCCTTGGCTGCAGAGATAAAAGCTTTACAAGACCAAATAAAAAGAGACAAAGAGAATACAACACTTGCAAGGTTTATAAGAAACTTAGAGTCTAGAATATACTCACAGTTATCAAGACAGCTAGTAGAAAACTTGTTTGGAGAAGTTCCTTCTGATAGTGGTACATTAACTTTAGAAGGCAATACAATTGTTTACAATGTAGAAGATGGAATAATAACTTTAACTATAACGGACAGTGATGGTAATACAACGACTATATCTTTGCCTGTTGGTAACTTTACTTTCTAGTTGTGCAGTAGTACAAGAGAGTGGAGATTTAGTTTTAACTAAAAAAGTCCAGTCTAGTTCTACATTAGATTTACAATCAGAAGAGTTAAGAAATTTACCACCAGCTCAAGTAAAACCAACAATAGCAATATACCCTAATAGTTTTAGGGACTTGACAGGACAACGTAGAAGTAACAGTACCTTTGCTTTGTTTAGTACTGCTGTAACACAAGCACCTGAAGCTTTTCTTATTAGAGCTTTTAAGCATACAGCAAATGGAAAGTTTTTTAGAGTTGTAGAACGTGTAGGTTTAGATGACCTAACAAAAGAAAGACAACTTATACGTAGTACACGTAAAGATTTTAAAGAAGATAATAAGATGCAACCACTGTTATTTGCAGGGTTGTTAGTCCAAGGTGGTGTGATTAGTTATGAAGCTAATCTAAAATCTGGAGGTTCTGGTGCTAGATACTTAGGTATTGGAACAAGTAAGCAGTTTAGAGAAGACACAGTTACTATATCTTTAAGGTTAGTATCTGTATCTACCGGTGAAGTTCTTATGGAAACATTAGTATCCAAAAGCATTTTATCTACAAGTGTTTCTCAAGATGTATTTCGTTTTATTGAAACTGGCACAGAGCTAGTAGAAATAGAAGGTGGTATATCAGAGAACGAAAGTGTTTCTATAGCATTACAAAAAGCTGTAGAGACTGGAGTGTTGAATATTATAAACATAGGAATAGAGAGAGGCTATT